GCTAATGGAATATTATTCATTAATGGTGTCTTTCAAACTCCAACTACTAATAATAATTCTGGAAATAATTACGAAATTGAAAGTGATGGAACCGCAGGAATCACCACTGTAATATTTACAGGTATCACTTCAGAAAACGGTTCTAAAATTGAGTCTGTATTTGATATTAATCAGAATCAAATTCCAAGAGGTGGATTGATTGTTTCCTTAGGATCTACACCTGGACTTGGATATGCACCTCTTGTTGGAGCAAAAGTTAAAGCTGAAAAGAATTCTTC